CAATTACAGTTGGCAAAATTGATGGAAGTGGTATTGTATCAGATACAACAAATTATTTTTATTTTGCTAGTACTGACACAGCTACAACTAGTGGAATTAGTGGAGGAGGAGATGGTTGCACAGCTGGTCCTGTGAACCTACAAGCATAATGACATACGCAGAACTAGTACAAAAAATTAGAGATTACACGGAAGTAGATGCTAATGTATTAACCGATACTATTTGCAATGGATTTATTCAAGATGCAGAATGGAGAATTGCTAGAGATGTAGATGCTGATTATGATAGACAATATGCAACGTCTACTGTAGTTGCAGGTCAACGATTTTTGAATATGCCTCAACCTTATTTAATTATTCGTTCTATTCAAATTATTAATGGTGGATCTAGATCTTTTTTAGAACCAAGAGATACTTCTTTTTTTGGTGAATATAACCCTACTGATGCTCAGGGTGAGCCTAAATACTATGGAAATTGGTATGAAGACGTAGTGGTATTTGCTCCAGTTCCTGATCAAAATTATCAAATTCAAGTTAATTTTATATTGAGTCCTGTACAATTATCTGTTAGTAATACGACAACATATATAAGTGAGTATTTTCCCAATGGACTTTTATATGCATGCCTTGTAGAAGCGTTTAGTTTCTTAAAAGGACCAGCAGATATGCTTCAACTGTATGATAAAAAATACCAAGAAGCAGCTAAAGGATTTGCAATAGAACAAATGGGAAGAAGACGAAGAGATGAATATCAAGCCGGTGTTCCTCGAATCGGAAAACAATAGGAGATAATAACATGGCTATAACGCAAGCGATTGCTAATTCTTTCAAACAAGAATTATTAGAAGGTGAACATGATTTTAAAACACCAGGTGGTGATGTTTTTAAATTAGCTTTATATACTTCTGCAGCTACTCTTGATTCTTCTACTACTGTGTATACTTCTACCAATGAAGTTGCAAACACAGGTACATATTCAGCTGGCGGTGGAACTTTAGTAAACTCCGGCACACAAGAAGTTGGTGGAGTCGCATTTTGTGATTTTGCAGATTTGTCATTTACAGGTGTTACATTGACTGCAAGAGGTGCTTTACTCTATAATACTTCAGCAACTGTGACTAACGCAGCGGTTGCGGTTTTAGATTTTACTACAGATAAAACAGCTACAGACGGAACCTTTACAATTGTTTTCCCAGCGAATACAAGTGCAGCAGCTATTCTAAGAATCTCTGGATAAGGAGAATTTAACATGGCTTTGATCGTTAAAGATAGAGTCCAAGAAACTACGACAACAACAGGAACAGGAACTCTTACATTAAACGGAGCAGTTACAGGTTTTCAGACATTTTCAAGTGCTATAGGTGATGGTAATACAACTTATTATGCTATTTCATCAAGTGGTTCAGAATTTGAAGTAGGTATTGGAACCGTTGGTCCTGGAACATTAGCTAGAACAACTATATTAGCATCTTCAAATGGAGGATCTGTTGTTAATTTATCAGCAGGTGCTAAAATTGTGTTTGTAACTTATCCTGCTGGTAAATCAGTTAATCTTGATAGTAATGATGATTTAGATATTGATTCAAATACACTTTTTGTTGACTCTTCTACTAATAGAGTAGGAATTGGTACAAACACTCCTACAAATAATCTTTCCGTATATGGAACAGCAGGTGATACAAGAATTAGATTAGAAGATACTACAGGTTTTACATCTTTAGATATGGTTGCTGCGGATGGATCAAACAATGTTATTAATTTTGGGGATGCAAGTGATATAGATATTGGAAGAATAGAATATGATCATGCTACAGATGCAATGTTTATTAAAACAAATGATACAGAACAAATACGTATTACATCTGCAGGGGGTGTATCTTTTGGTTCATCGGGAACAGCTTACGGAACAGCAAATCAAGTTTTACAATCAAATGGTAATACTCCTCCAACTTGGATAGATAATGTTTCAGAAATTAATGAGGTTGCTCTAACAACAGGCACTACTTATACCGTTCCATCTAATTTACTTTATGCTTCTATTACTGTAGTTGGAGGAGGTGGAGGAGGTGGTGCTGGTGATTGTACGGATACAGCAGCTTCTAATGCAGGAGCAGGAGGAGGGGGAGGTGGAACTTCTTTAAAATTTTTTACAAAAGCAGAAATAGGAACATCTGTTACTTATGCTATTGGTGCAGGAGGTGCAGGGGGTGCAGGGAATGGTGCAAATCCTGGTGCAACAGGTGGAACAACAACTTTTAACCCGGATGGAACAGGAAGTACGGTAAGTGCTACAGGAGGTGCAGGAGGTGTAGGAGTATCTGGTGGTGCAACATCTAATAGCTCTGCAGGTGGTAATGGTGGTTCGGGTTCTGGTGGTGATATAAATTTAACAGGTGCTGATGGAAATCCTGGTATTTCTTATTCAACAGATTCTATCGGTGGAAACGGAGGAGGTAGTTTTTTTGGTGGTGGAGGTAAGGGCGGTATTCGACAATCTGCTGGAGCTTCAGCAGGAACAGCGGCAGCATCTTTTGGTGCAGCTGGTGGTGGAGGAGCTGCATTAAATAGTACCGCAACAACTAATGGTGGTGGTGCTGGGAAAAACGGAATAATTCATATTACGGAGTATTTAGCATGATCATATGTATTTTAAATAAACAAACGAATGTTGTTCTTAATAGAATTGTTGTGAACAATGAAAATGAGTATGTATTAAAAGATAATGAAAAATTATCAGATAATCATGATGGTCATATAGGTTGGATTCGTGAAAATGAAACTTGGGTTAATCCAAATCAGATAGTATTAGATTTAGTAAAAGATAACAGAATAAGAAGAGATAAATTATTATTAGAATCTGATTGGACACAATTTAATGATAGTCCATTAAACGAAGAATCTAAATTAGCTTGGAAAAATTATAGACAAGCATTAAGAGATGTACCAGAACAAACAGGATTTCCAAATAATGTAATTTGGCCTGTGAAACCTGACTAGGAAACAATAAATAGTGGGGTAAAAATTAATTATGGCTTTTGGATTTAATCCTTTTTCAGAATCTGCTTTTTCTGTTGGAGAAACAAGTTTTAGTGCTTCAGTAGATGTAAATGGTTTTTCACTATCTACTGTTTTAGGAAATACAAATGAGAATGCAGATGCTAATGCATTTCTCACAGGAATACCTTTAACTTTTCAAATAAATAGTGTTGTAGTTGATTTATTTAAAGAAGTATTTCTTACAGGTTTATCTTTTTCTGTTAATTTAGCAAATGTAGTAGCTAATGCAGATGCTAATGCAACTCTTACAGGTTTATCTTTTTCTACAAATTTAGGAAATGTAGTAACTAACGCAGATGCTAATGTGTTTCCTGTATCGTTACCTTTTTCTGTTAATTTAGCAAACGTAATAACTAACGCAGATGCTAATTTAACTCTTACAGGTTTACCTTTTTCTGCAAATTTAGGAAATACAAATGAGAATGCGGATGCCAATGCATTTCCTATAGGGATACCTTTAACTTTTCAAATAAATAGTGTTGTAGTTGATTTAAATCAAGAAGTATTTGTTAATGGATTTTCTTTAAATGTTGAAGTAGGATCTATTAATCAAAGCTATGGTTGGAACTTTATTAACACAGGGACCTCTGCTAATTATACAAATGTTCCTATAGGTTCTAATGCAAGCTGGATTAATGTTGATACAGGAACTTCTGCTAATTATACAAATGTTTCCACTGGTTCTAATGCAAGCTGGAATAATGTTGACACAGGAACCTCTGTGATTTATACAGTAGTAGCGGCATAAAATTTTAAGGAGTTAAAATGGCATCGAGTTATTCATCGGATTTAAAACTAGAACTCATGGTTACTGGAGAAAAATCAAATCTATGGGGAGATATTACCAATACTAATTTAGTTATTTTACAACAAGCAATCGCTGGATACGAAGAAATATCTATTGCTGGCGGAGCTCAGACTACTGCTTTAACTTTTTCTAATGGTATTACTTCTAATGGTAAAAATGCAGTTATAAAATTAACAGGAACAATAACTGGAAATCAAATAGTAACTATTCCAGATTCAATTGAAAAAGTATATGTTATTGAAAACGGAACTA